CCTCAACCCCTCGCTCGATACCGTCTTGCTGGACTGCTCTTTCGTTTTTGACACGTTTCCTCCAAAGACTCATTATTGGCCAGACGTTGGCGCGACCACGTTGACATCAATCACGCTAGGCTTGTCATTCTCGTCAGGGTTGTCCAGCAGGCCACTAGCCTTGGCCAGCAACCGCAAGACACCGACCTTATCGTACAACTCGATGTCCAAGAAACTGTTGCCTTCCTTGTCGGTTCTGACCGAGACCTTCTTAATCGCCTGCAAAGCGTGTTCAGGGATCTGGTGCGCAGCCTTGACCTTGACCTGGCCGTCCTCATCCCAGGTCATAATGTCCGTGATCTTGGTGTTGGCCATGCACAGCAAGGCATAAGACACCGCTTCTCGGTTCTGGATCAGGGTGTTTGAGCGCTCCAACCGGCGCTGGATCGAGCGAGTACCACCCCAGTTGGTCAGAGGTGGTACTACGTTGGATTGTTTCTTGGCTGGCATCAGAAGGGTATCTCTTCGTCAGCCTGCGGCTGGAAGCCATTGCCCTTGGCCTGGTTGTGCGTAGACAGCGGCGGCGCACCAATCGCCTTCACCTTGCCGATCTTGATCTTGAAGTAAGGCTTGCCAGCTTTGGTCACCGCATTGGTAACGTCCAGGTAATGCACCGTGCCGTCAGGCAGCATAACATCACCACGGAAGTCGCCGTGCCAATCTTCTTTCTTTTCCTCATTCGGAAATACGCTGCCGTGATTCGGCTTATGTTCCCATCCCATAATTATCAATCTCCTAAGTTGTTGCAAAAAACCCACCAGACAAAAAAGTGGGGAAAAATTGTGGGGGACACCCGCTAGCGCTCATGACGGGGGAGGGGGCAAAGGGTGCCTTTTTGACAACGGATGATGCCAGATCGATAACGCAATCGATCCTGCAGCCAGGTCGTGCTGGCATCGCTTCAACGCAGACACGTCGTTACCCCCCATGCCTTCTGGACACGTCAAAACACCATACGTTCGTTTGGTCTTTGGACACTTTGGATTACAGCCCTTCTGAGCCGTTTTCCATGCATACCCATGTCTGCCTATTACCTGCACCCTGATCGCGCCTTGTAGGTGCCTTAGATCGCGCCTAAATGCCATGTCGTGCTGTCAGTTCATCCGATTGCAGCATGATCAGGTCGTTAGCCAGCATCGCGCCATCGGTCGGCAAGGGCAATCCTTCAGCTGCATAGCGATCTGACAACTTGTCCATCAGTGTTTCAAGTTCTGCAACTGTTGTTTCATTTGCAATGTGTTGAATTGATTCTTGGTTGCTTAAAACATTAAAACCTTTATTTAAAAATAACCTTAATACTTTATCTATACTTATGTTTTCTGTGTTTAGTGCAACCTCTGGATGTAGCCGATGATGTTGCCTATGAGAGGACTTATCCACAGGTCTAGGTTGCCTATGTGTTGCCTCTTCATTGGCAACCTCTGGTGGTAGCGTATTGACTGCTTTTGCTTTCTTCTTTGCTATCTGTTCTTTCATCTTGGCAACCGTGACTGTGTCTCCTGACTTTGGCATTTGATACTCCCTTGGTGGTTGTTGAACTGGCTTAATTACTCCGTTGATCATGTCGTGGATGCGTTTGAGTCCTTCCGGATCTGGTGTCATGTCCTGCATTTGTTTCTCCTTCATTAGCGGTGTCCTGGTGTCTTCAATGCGGCTAGTGACTGCCACAGCTGTCTCGGCATCGATGCTCTTATCGAAGATCAGCCGGATGCTGTTTGACCTCTCGCCTCGCCAGCCCTTGCTGATTACTTCCAGGTAACCAGCCTTGACCAGCTTGCCGACTTGCCGGGTGATTGCTTGCCGGCTAACGCCCAGGTCTTGAGCTAGCCTGGCTTGCCCGACCCATGTGATACCAGCTCGGTTGCAGTAGCTGGCCACCAGAAGCAGCGTGCGCAACATGCCCTCAGTCAATGTCTTGTCCGTGGCTGCTCGAATCGGCACCACAACCAGCTTGCGCTGGTCTGGCATCGGCTCCTTCTCGCGGATCTTAGGCTTCTTCGGCAACGCGAACTGCACCACGTTGTCAGGCATCGGGCTCAATCCTCATCCCCTGCAATCAGGCCGACCCACAGCGTCATCCAGACCGCAATCGCCACCAATCCGATCAGGCCACCGATCGTCATCAGCACAACGCCTATCAGCGCCAGCAACATCACGGCCACCGCAGCTGTGAGCCCAGCTTCCTGACATGCGCCTCTGGCGTTATCTGCCCGCTGTGGTTGCGATACGGGCTCTCTGAGCGCTTTTCCACGCAAGGCTTACAGATCCACCTCGCTGTGTTCTTGCCGCGCCTGTAGACACCGCCCTCGAGCTCCCTGGTGCATTGGCAGCTGGTGCAGAACTTGGTATTCATAGCAGCCCCTTGATCCGTTTGATCTCCCAGCCTGTCGCGTCGTGGATCTTTAAGATCCGCTCCGATGTGACACCCATCTTGCCGTTTCTTATCTTGCTGACATACGCCTGCGGCCAGCCCAGCTTGACAGCCAGGTGCGCGTCGTTGCGAGCTCTGAGCTCAGTAATCAGTGTATCCAGCAGCCGGTGGTCATTCCTTGGTTTTTGCATTCTTATATCTCCTTGCCATTTCGTTGCGCAGCTTGGTCTTGCCCTCAATGCCGCGCCGCTCTTCGACACTGAGTAAATATTGCATCTTGGTAACCTTCGGCTTCCTTGCCTTGTCCGGCAGCTTCAGAGCCCACCGCACCTCGCACTCGAAGCGCCAGGCTTCGCTGTGCGTGCAGAGCTCAACGCCGTCCACCAGCACCGTGCGAGGCTTCCAGTGCGGCCTGTCGCAGTGCTGGCAATGCTCATAACCTGCGGCCACCATGCCGCCTCAGATAACGCCTGGTCTGCCGAATTGCAGCAATGATGCCTAGCCCTGAATAGCGCCAAACGCGAAACGCTCGCCACAGCCTGATCATTTGACGCGCCTCACTTTGTTAGCCTTCGCAGCCTTGGCCTGCTCGCGCTGGATGCGCTTGAACTTGGCGGCTAAGTCCATCGCGGTGCCTGCTGGCTTGTATTTGAAATTTGGGTTCCACACACTCGGCGTGTCATCCGGCTTCTTTTCTTTCTTTGGCGGCATCGTGTCATCAGCCAGCTTCAGTTTCGTTTGCATTGTTTCCCTCTAATTGATCTCGTAGCATAGGTATGAAGTCATCCAGTAAAAGGCAGACGCGCCAGGGCTGGCCGTTGCGCCGGTAGACTACCACCGGCACCTCATGCGGCTGCGCACAAGCCTCGACCTGTTGCGACCAGGCATCAATCTGCAACCGTTCCTGCCGCTTTACTTCAAGCCTAAAGTGCTGGATCGTGATGTCATCCGCACCATCTCTGGCCTGCCCCAGGTTGCGCTTGACCACAAACCCGAGCTCATCAGTCAGCAGCTTGGCCAGCTCACGCTCGCCTGCAGCGCCCTTGTTCCGCTTGCCGCGACCGTTCATGCGCCACCTAGCAGCTTGTTCAGCCGATCCTGCGTGCTCTGGTAGCGCTTACCGTAGGCCTCCAGTATCAGCTCTTCCAGAATCGACACCCTGGTGCGCCGCTGTTCTGCAGCCGCCTGGTCTAGCAGCTGCCGCACTTCTGGCCGCATCCGCATAAGGAACATCTTGCCTTGTTTCATAACACCCCCTTGTATATCGCCCGAATATAATTCCAAGACCGTAACGCCGTCAACGATTGCTAATTTGACAGCACCTTAAATTATTTTGGTTTGGGGTGTTGACATATCGCCGAGATATATGAGAGTCTCTGTCTACGGTCACTCAAGACCGCAACGCCACCGAGATACAGGAGCGCAAAACATGAGCAAGTATGTAGCTTACTTCCGAGTTTCCACTGAGCGCCAAGGTCAGTCCGGCCTCGGCCTCGAAGCCCAGCAGGCAGCAGTCAAGGCCTACGCTGACGGCATCATCCACAGCTTTACCGAGATAGAATCAGGCAAGCACGATGACCGGCCACAGCTGGCCGCTGCCATCGCCATGTGCAAAGCCACAGGCGCAGCTCTGCTGATTGCCAAGATCGACCGACTGAGCCGCCAGGCAGCGTTCCTGCTGACCCTGCGTGACTCAGGCGTTCAGATCGTTGCAGCCGACATGCCGCACGCAGGTACGCTTGAGTTTGGTATCCGTGCTGTAGTCGCCCAGCATGAGCGCGAAGAGATCAGCCGCCGTACCAAGGCAGCATTGCAGGCAGCCAAGGCTCGCGGTGTCAAACTCGGTAACCCGAACCCACAAGCAGCAGCAGAAGCCGGTGCAGCCGCTGGCCGTGCCAACGCTGACGCATTCGCAGCCCGCATGATGCCCATCATCGCCGACCTGCAGCGTGCAGGCATCACCAGCCTGCGCTCCATCGCCGCAGCGCTCACAGCTCGCGGCGTGCAGACCGCTCGCGGTGGCCGTACCTGGGGCGCAGCCCAAGTCTCTAACCTTATTCAGCGGGGTGCAGCATGAACGACGATTTCTTTAACGGCGTATTGCTTGGGATCTTTATCGTGATGGCCATGTTCTTTGTAGCAGGTGTCATATGATCACCGGCCAGATCCTGCGCGATGCCCAGCTGGCATTGTTCGAGCAACGCGACAGCGACTTCCTGGCTCAGTGCCGGGAAATTGCAGCTCAGATCTGCAGGCAGCAGGGCTCGGTGTCCATCAACGATGTGCGAGCTGCCATCAACCTGCCTGCGGAGCTGCACCCATCAGTGCTCGGTGCCGTTTTTCGGGGTAAAAAATTCACAGCAATCGGCTACACAGAAGCCGCTCACAAAGCCGCCCACGCTCGCGTGGTGCGTGTCTATAAACTAACGGAGGAAACATGTCAGGCAAACTAA